GAAACTCGTGCTTTCTAGCAAGGGCGCCTTCTGATAGATATTCTTTGAAGTTTTTCATAGTGTATTATTTATTCAAATTCTTTAGTTTTTCAAGGATGCTATTACGATCTGTAAGTATATATCCTTCACCATCTACAGTTTCGCTAGGTCCGTTTTTCTTGTCAATTGCTAACTTTTTCAGCTGTAAATCAACCATCTTTAGCTTCTTGTCGATCTTATTAGTTTTAGCAACAATTGCGGCATTCATCATCTGTGCGGCAACTTCAAACATACGGGCGCCATATCGAGCATCAACATTCATACCTAGATCCATTAGGTCGTCGTATGCTTGTTCTGCTTTGGCAGCTAGTGCATCAAGCTCACCGTCAGCCATATCGCCTAGTCCTTTGACTTTGGGTAGGGCGGCTGCAATCTTATCAAATTCTTCTAGTTTCTCCTGCAGATCAATGACAGGTTGCTGTGCCATGTGTTCTTCCATAGACGGCTCTACAACTTCAGTGTTTGGTAGATTGAATACTTCTTCTAATTTCTTAGTCATATAATTACTTATCGCTTTTTTCCAGTATTCTGGAAAATATCGTTTTCATTGATAATTCGAAAACGAATACCTCTGCTTCTGCACCATGCATTTGCGGCATCCCACTTGGCCATGTTTTTAACAAACTGTGCTTGGTCGTAGGGATTTTTACCAACTTTTTCTAGTATCTGCTGTTTTGCCGGTTTTATTTCAACAACTTCAACATGTGCTTTTTGATTACGGTCTATATATTTTATAAGGAAGTCGGGAACATAAACTGTCTGTTTTCCTGTAAGGGGGTCCCTGTAAGGAATTTTTACAGGCTCGCTGGCCCACTCTTGTATAGCTGGATTGTTATCGCAGAACATCATAAAAGTGTGTTCCCAACCACTTCTGTAGATTGGATGCTTAGTTCCTACATATTTTTCAGGGTTCTTTATTGTATAAGTACCCTTGGCATATTTTAAACTCATGCTACTACATTTCTTGATATAGGTTGAAACGCTGTTGTACCAGATGTGGTGCCTAGGTAACTGGTTTTATATCTATTATAATTTAAGATTTCATTTATCACACCAGTTAGTTTAAAGCTGTCCATATTTTTTAGTGTGCTTAATACATCTAGAGCATTGTATCCGTCGGTTGCTGCCTGACGAATAAATGTTGTTGCTAAGGCATCAGATGCTAATTTGTCAAATCCTTTAGCTTCAAAAAAACCTTTCATAAGGTTATAGGTATTTGTTTCTAATGGCATCGGCTTGTCATATGCATTAGAATACGCTGTGGCAGCAGGATTATGATTATTACTAGGAGGTATATTTGTATACATATTATCTCTTTAATACAAGTCGTATAGGCCCGGCATTGACAATGGCCCTAGTATGTAATCCGCCGTACCCGTACCATACATCAATACTGCCTAGGCCAAAGCTAGGAGGACGATAAGAAGTTAGCCCCCAAGTTCCTGCTCCTATTGGTCTTGGAGGACGAACAACAGGAATCTGTGTTGCTACTTTATCTAATTGACTAGAGCTAAGTGCTGTTGGTTGTGGTGTGGGATATGTAGGTATTACGGTAGGTTGTCTAACTTCTGCGTGTGGAGAATTTCCATTAGGCAAGTTAACATCTGTGTCATAGTATCTTGCGTCAAATACAAAGTCGTTTAATGGATCTTGTTTTATTACCCCCTGATAATATGTTACACTATCATAGACTAATGTCATTTTATTTGACAATAACTTTTGACCGTTACTTTGATCTAGTGAATCATGATCCCACTGAGTTATCATTGGATTAGCAATACTGTACTGAGTAAAATTTCCCTGGTGCAGTACATATATGTCTACGGCCTTAAAGAAAGGTTTGTTCTTTAATGGGTCCGGAGCATAGCCATAGACTGTGTTATCTAAATATTTTGTATCACCCCTAAATTCTTTAGTGAAGTCTCCCTTAGTATTATACCTAGAGTCTGCGTAATAATATCTAAAATAGTTCTGCCATAATGTATTGGTTATGTCACTATTATCATCGTGGAATTCAATATTGAGAGGATCGTAAGTTAGCCTTGTCTGTACATTTGTTTTTCTATTATATTGATTTAGCGTCTGTGTAGCAATTTTAAATTTAGGCAAGTCTACTTTCTTAGCAAGAAATCCTAGATCGTTTCTTATGTCTTGTGATATGTCTTGATTAACTTGATCGTTACAAGAAAATTGTATAAAGTATATAAACCCGAGTTTAGGAACCCGTGGCATCCTGTTTCCGTTAACATACAGGTTGGTTGCGTGTGCGTAACTCTTGTAGGTTCGCTTAACACCATTTATAGCAGGTGCGCCTGAAAGAAAATTCTGAAAAGGATTGCTCATAGCATTATTTATGTCATTAAAAAAGCCCGGTAATTAGCCGGGCTTGTGAGTGCGTTAGTGTTGGATTAGCTACCGATAGCACTTGTGCCAACAGTTCTACCTGTCGGAGATCCGATACCAATTAGGCCACCGTTAATGCCAACAGTTTGTAGAGCGTTGTCATAGCAAATTGTTAGTTCGATGTTCATGGCTTCGTTACTCTTACCGTAGTCACCGCCGTCATAACTTACGGACTTGATCCAGCAACCTTGTAATTCAAATGTTTCTAGCGGAACAGGAGCATATCCACCGTTTCCACCGTCTAACAATTCGATGTAGGTTGTAAACTTGTAGTCTAGACCAGATGCCGCAGAGCTTTGTTCGAAGAAGTCGAACTGCTTTTGCATCTGTTCGCCAACCTTGTTAGTTACGAGGTTAGTCATATCATCGCGTAGCTTTAGTTTAATATCTTCCCACTTTGGTTTACCAGCTAACTTAACGATGCTGTTGTAAACATGCAGGTCGATTTGTTCGAAACTTGGCTTTGGACGGTCTACTGTAACGACCTGTTTTGTCAGTTCAGTTGCAGGAGCTCCACCTACGCCAAAGTCAACTAAAGTTACTCTAAAACGATAGGGTAACTTAGGCATTAGCAAGCCTTGGTTGCTTGCACTTTGATCTGTAGCTAACGGTACAGAAAATCTTGATAAACTTGCGATTGGCATTTAATGCTCCTTATTTGTTCATGGCTGCAATAGCGCCAGTGTTCATTATGCGTAAAGGAATGTAGATAAACTCTACAGCCTTCACTGGTTCAATAGCAATATCAACCCATAACTCACTGCGATCAATTCTTGCAGGTGTGTTGTTAGTGCTATCGCATACAACCAAGAAGTCGTATAATGCTCGCTGACCAGCTAGTTCTGTTAATAGCGCATCAACTGCACTCTTAACTTCGTGGCGTGTCTGTGAATCATTTGGTTCAAACAAGAATGGCTTGACCAATACAGCGAGTTGATAGCGCAGATATGCTATTAGACGGCTTACATTGATTCTGTCTAAACTACTTGCTACGCTAGCACGAGTGTATTGACCCATGTTAACAATACCAACTCCCGGTAATGTTGCAATTGGATTAATCTTAACTCCCGCTAGTACATCGCGTAGACCTTGATGTAAGCTGGCTGTTTTAAAATTACCGGTTACACCGTCAACATAACCTACACTGCTTACATTATCAACAACACCGCGGCGTGTACCTGCTGGAGCAAACCATAAGTAAGCCTTGTTGTCGTTGTTTAAAATTGTGCGTAGCATTACATGGCTAGGTGGAACAACAATAGCATTTCCCATGTTATCGTTTGTGTAACCACTTGGATAGAACATCGCTAAACCTGTATCGTATGTAACTGCGGCAGAGTCGTTGTTATCAACTGCGCCGGCGGTGTTCATACCATAGTTTGTTAGTGCTGTTCCGTTTGCAGGTAAGCGCATTGGTGTGTCACCGATTACTAATGCTGTTAGGCCGCGGTCAACGTTAAATTCAACCATGTTTTGCATTAACTCAGGATATCCTGGGCAAGCAATTAAGTTGAACAACAATGTGTCAGTATCACGAATAGCAGTGTTGCTGGTTACAAGTCCCTTTAGGGCGTGAACCACAATACTGCGTTGTGCTAGACGACCAAATGTTCCTACATCATTTTCATCGTTAGGACTTGCTGTAACCCAACGACCTGGTGCATAGTCAACCATGCTTTCGTCTTCATAACGGACATTCTCAACTAATGTATCAATGTAGTTTGCATGGAATTTCTTAACATTGTTACCACTACGACGAGTGTTGAATAAGCGTGTTCCACGAGGATATAGTCTTGGATCTGGACAATCTGGATCGACATAGTCACTTGCTAAAAGATCAGCAATATCAGATGGCATAGATTCCTCGCCGCTGGTTGCCCAACGAGCATCAGCAAACACCCAACCGTCTGGGCTGGTGTGATCTGTTACATCTGCAAGGTTCCACTGTGAACCGTCGTATACATAGATGTTGCGACCGTATTCATCAGGCATGCTGGTATCAATCCAAATATCACCGTTAACTAGTTCTGATGAACCGTCTTGTTGTGTAGTTGGCTTGCTGGCACTGATTGTAGGACCTAATGGATCAGAGTCGGGGAACGCTGATAGATAACCTACCCATGTTGTTCCAGTGTTGTACATAATGTCAGCTACTAGATTACTGTCGAACCATAATTGGCTGTCATCTGGATCTGTTGTAGGAGCGGTGTCTTGCGCTTCGTA